ACAAAAATAATTGTAAATGAAAGCACAGGTAAAACTCCTGAGCAATATGTTATAAAAGATATCAATTTTAACTTTAAAAGTCTTGTAGCAACTACACCTTATCAAACAACAGGCAATGTTACTGGCGGTGGATCAGGATATTTGACTGGCGGAGTAAGAGGAATGACTGGAGTGGACAATACATCAGCACCAGGAACAAGATTTGGCACAGGACAAAGAGAAATTGCTGTTGATGCCGAACACATGGTGCATTTAAGTTTAAGTGAAGGACTGGACAACAACTTTCCGTTTGGTAATTCACTGTTGGAAAGCATTTTTAAAGTTTACAAACAAAAAGAATTACTGGAAGACGCAATTATAATCTACAGAGTACAAAGAGCACCTGAAAGAAGAGTGTTTTACATTGACGTAGGTAATATGCCAAGTCACTTGGCAATGCAATTTGTGGAAAGAGTTAAAACAGAGATTCATCAAAGACGTATTCCTTCATCAACAGGTGGTGGAACAAACGTAGTAGACAGTTCTTATAATCCACTTTCAATCAACGAGGACTATTTCTTCCCACAAACAGCAGAAGGAAGAGGTTCTAAAGTAGAAACATTACCAGGCGGTACTAACCTTGGTGAGATTGATGACCTAAAATACTTTACAAACAAATTATTAAGAGGTTTAAGAATACCAAGTTCATATTTGCCAACAGGTGCAGACGATTCGCAAAGCAGTTTCAATGATGGCAGAGTAGGAACAGCATACATTCAAGAACTAAGGTTCAACAAATACTGTGAAAGACTACAAAATTTAGTATCAGATGAATTTAATCAAGAGTTCAAACGTTACCTTTTAGAAAAAGGTGTGAACATTGACACAGCAATGTTTGATATCAAGTTTCAACCACCAATGAACTTTGCTTCTTACAGACAAGCAGAAGTAGACAACAACAGAATTTCCACATACACACAAATAGCAACAGTGCCATTTGTTAGCAAACGTTATGCTCTGTCTAGATTCTTAGGATTAACTCCAGAAGAGATGGCAGAAAACGAAAGAATGTGGAGAGAAGAAAATGATGACTCTATGCAAACTAAACCAACCACTTCAGCAACTGAATTGAGAAGTGCAGGAGTTAGCACAGCAGGTATTCAAGCAGATTTAGATGCGGCGGAACCAGCAGAAGAACCAGGTGATCCTGCAGACAACACAGGCACTCCAACTCCAGCAGGAGATACAGGTGGCACAGGTGGCGGAACGCCAACTCCGGGCCAGTAAGTATAAATAATTTTATGATATTACGTGAACTTTTTTATTACGATCAAATAACAACAGAGCCAGGTGAGCAGAAGCAATACGATGCCACTGCTGATCAGTCTATTATGTCTTTAGACGACACACGTAAAACTAGACTGTCATTGAAACAGATCAACAAAGCAAGAAAAGCCGGTGAATTTCACAAAGACGAACAACAAAAAGAGTTGGACTTTGTGAGACAGATGTACGGCGCCGCTAACCAACCGGAAATGTAATAAATGTCTATTGCTTTTGTATTAGGCAATGGTCTCAGTCGCAAACCAGTTCCCCTAGAACCCTTACAACAGTTTGGCAAAGTGTATGCCTGCAATGCTGTTTACAGAACTTACACACCCAATTACCTAGTGGCAGTGGATGCCAAGATGATCAATGAGATCTGTCTAGCAGGTGCTCAGTTCAATATGCCAGTATGGACCAATCCAAACAGAGCATATAAAAAGTACAAAGGGTTAAACTTCTTCGAACCCAGCCTAGGATGGTCATCAGGACCCACAGCACTGTGGTTAGCATCAAAAAATATGCATCAATTGATATATTTGTTGGGTTTTGACTTCACAGGCACCACTGAGGGCAAACTGAACAACATATATGGCGATACACCCAACTACAAAAAGAATTCAGACACTGCCACCTATCACGGCAATTGGAACCGGCAAACAAGCATTATCCTACAGAAGAATCCACTAAAGAGATATATACGAATAGTACCGGAAGGTACTGATGTTTTTGAGGCTAAAGACCTTAAGAAGTTTACGAATTACAGTGAAATCACTGTACAAGAGTTCAAAAGACGCTATCATTTATAGAATCTGCGTCAAACGGGTCAGTATCGACCCATTATCTACCTGTTTTTTCACCTATCGGTTAAATAATACATGACAGTCTTATCATAAACAGTTAATAGGAGAAAAACAATGTCAGATAAAAGTAAATTCGAGCAAATGCTTGAAAAATTAGTCGCTGACGATAGAACAGCGGCAGAAGAAATTTTCCATGATATCGTTGTGGAAAAATCAAGATCAATCTATGAAGGTCTTTTAGAAAATGATATCAAAGATATCGAAGTAGAAGAAACTTCAAAAGAAGACTCAAAAGAAGAAGAAACAACAGAAGCGTCTAAAGAAGCAAAAGAAGACGAAAAAGTTGAAGAAAAAACTTCAGAAGAGTCAAAAGAAGACGAAGCAGTTGAAGAAGCATCAAAAGACGAAACTTCAAAAGAAGAAGAAACTAAAGAAGAAGAGTCAAAAGATGAAGAAGCAACAGATGAGTCTTTATTAGATATAGAAAATCAAGAAGTAGCACCAGCAGTTGAAGTAGGTGGAGACGCAACAGACGATATGGTTGCTGACATCGAAGCACCAGCAGGTGACATGGACAACGGCGACGACTCTGAAAAAGGTGAAGAAGAAATCGAAGACAGAGTAGTTGACCTAGAAGATGCTATTGATGACCTTAAAGCCGAATTTGAAAAAATGATGGGCGATGAGGACAAAGGCGACGACGCTGAAGGCGACGACGCTGAAGATAACGGTGAAGAAAAAGAAGACGAAGCCGTTGTAGATCAATCAGCAGAGGGAGAAACTGTAGAAGTTGCTCCTGAACTTGGTGAACAACCAGCAGTAGAAACAGCAGAACCTAAAACAGCAAGTGAAGAAATTAGAGAATATGTGAACAAAGTAGGCGTAACGCATACAGATGGTTCAGATAACTCTAAATCACCAGTTGCTGGCAAAAATGATATGGGCGGAACGGCTTCTAACATCGCTAAAGGTGGTGAGGAAACAGGTAGTAAAGCACCTGCTCCAAAAGAAGAAAACGCAGGTAACATTAATGTACCAGGTGGCAAAGCGAAACCTGTTGCGGCACCAAAGGCCAAGACTAGCACAGAAGATGATTCTTCTGCAAAGTCAACTATTGGCAGTTAATAAGGTAGTATAAGGAAAACGGATGTTATCATTACGTGAGACGCTAACTTTCGACCAGGCGGGAATAGTCGTTGAGACTAAGGACGAACACAACGGTAAATCCCTTTACATGAAGGGAATCTGCATTCAGGGAGGTGTTAAAAACGCCAACCAAAGAGTGTATCCTGTTAACGAAATCCAGAGGGCTGTCAGCACACTTAACGATCAAGTCACTGGTGGATACAGTGTTCTCGGCGAAGTTGATCATCCAGAAGGCCTTAATATTAACCTAGATCGTGTATCACACATGGTAAATGAAATGTGGATGGACGGACCGAACGGATACGGAAAAATGAAAATTTTACCAACCCCGATGGGACAACTTGTTAAAACAATGCTGGAAAGCGGAGTTAAACTTGGTGTTTCATCCAGGGGTTCGGGTAATGTTAAAGAAGACGGATCCGGACAAGTATCAGATTTTGAAATCATCACAGTAGATATCGTTGCACAACCATCGGCGCCAGGAGCATATCCTGAGCCAATATACGAACATCTAATGAACACAAAGGGTGGTTTAAAAGCATTTAACTCAGCAAGGGACACACAGGCACAAAAATATCTAAAAGAACAACTAATAAACATAATTGGAAAACTCCAATCTAAATAGGAGATAAAGAATGTTAGAAGCACTGAAATCACTTTTTGAAACGAACGGAATTTCGGAAGAGATCAGAGCAGAAATAGAATCCGCATGGACCCAGAAGGTTGAAGAAAACAAACTTTCTGCCACTGCTGATCTTCGTAAAGAATTTGCAGAGAAGTATGAACACGACAAAGCAAGTTTGACAGACGCTGTTGATAAAATGGTATCTGAAAGAATCGAAGCAGAAATGGCAGAGTTCGCAGAAGACAAGAAGCAACTTGCAGAAGAAAAAGTTAAGTATGCTACTCAAATCGGTGAACACACTGAAAAGTTAAAAGCATTTGTTTTTGATCAACTTAAAGGCGAAGTTGCTGAACTACACTCAGACCAAAAAGTTATGGCAGAAAATTTTGTTAAACTTGAGGACTTCGTGGTAGAAGCTCTGTCTAAAGAAATTGCAGAATTTCAAAAAGACAAACAAGACGTTGCTGAAACAAAAGTACGTCTTATCAGAGAAGCAAAAGCACATTTTGAAAAAGTTAGAAGTAACTTTGTGAAAAAAGGTGCTGAGAAAGTGTCAGAAGTAGTGGGCAAAACTCTTAAACAAGAGATTAGTTCATTAAAAGAAGACATTGAAGCGGCTCGCAAAAACGACTTTGGTCGCAGACTGTTTGAATCTTATCAACAAGAATATTCACAATCATTCTTGAACGAAAAAGGTGAAACAGCAAAACTTCTTAAAGTAGTGGACGTAGCGAAACTACAGGCGGAAGAAGCGAAGAAGACTGTCGACGAGAAACAAAAAGTAATTGAAGCAAAAGAAAAAGAAATTGCTACAATTAAAGAAGCGGCAGAGAGAAGTGACGTAATCAATGAGTTAGTACAACCATTGAATGCAGAACAAAAAGAAATAATGAACAATCTACTGGAGAGTGTGCAGACGGGTGCTTTACGAAAGCAATTCGAAAAGTACATACCGGCTGTTCTAAACGGTAGGACTCCAGCGAAAAAACAGGCAATAAATGAAGGCACAGAAGTAACAGGCGATAAACAAATTAACATTGTAAACGGCAGTCAATTCAATAGCAACATCGTTGATATTAGAAGACTTGCTGGAATCTAAAACAAAAGGAGAAAATAACAATGTCAGAACTAACAGAAACTCGCTGGCAGGACACAAAGAGTGCGTTATTAGAAGGTCTAACTGGAAATAAAAAAGCAGTTATGGCGGCTACTTTAGAAAATACTAAACAGTATCTTTCAGAGTCAGCAACAGCAGGTGCTACATCTGCCGGTAACGTTGCAACTTTAAACAGAGTGATCCTACCGGTGATCAGACGGGTTATGCCTACTGTGATTGCTAA